GGTGCACATAAGCGTACATTTCTGCACATGGCAGCAGCAAGACTGTCATTCATCAATCAACAAACAGGAGTTAGCAATGAGCGTTAAAGAAGAGTCTGGTGTTATTTCCCCGCCAAAGTTCGGCACGATCCAGTTCATCATTGAGGGCACTGCCCCGCTGGTGGTGGAGCGGTTCAGCAAGAAGGCTGAGCTGATGGCCAAGATGGCCGAGGGTTCGTCGGCAAAGAATAAGAAGGAGCGTAGTGCGCGCGACTACGACAAGGAGGCGGAGGAGGCCCGTTACCGCTCGCCCGAGGGCTGGGAGGGGATGAATGCTGCGGCGTTCCGCGCGGCCATGATCAGTGCCTGCCGACTGGTGGGTTTCAAGATGACGCTGGCTAAGTTGTCCACGTTCATCGAGGCGGACGGGTTTGACAAGAACGACGGAGTGCCGCTGGTTCAGATCTATGGTGACAGCCACACGTACACGGCGCATACCCGTAACGCTACTGGCGTGGTGGATGTGCGTTCACGTCCGATGTATCGACAGTGGGCGGCCAAGCTGTCGGTGCGGTACGACATGGACCAGTTCAAGATGACGGATGTTCTTAACCTTGTGGCCCGTTGCGGGATGCAGGTTGGGATCGGAGCTGGTCGCCCGGATAGCAAGGCGTCAGCTGGGTGTGGGTTTGGCCTGTTTAGGGTTGTGCCGACCGAGGTTGAGGGTGAGGTGAAGAAGAAGTTCAAGATCAAGTAATCCGCTAGGCAGGCTGGGCTAGGAGCGTAGCGGTTTGGTACGTTGCGGCTCGGCCCGGCACGGCAGGCCTGGATAGGCGCGGCGCGGCTCGTTACGGATTGGCTTGGATTGGCAGGCTAGGAGAGTCCGAGTTAGGCGTGGCATGGCAAGGCAGGCAAGGCGGGGCGTGGCATAGCGAGGCTGGGATGGGCAAGGCAGGCAAGGCACGGAACGGCACGGATCGGAATGGTGGGGTCGGGCAGGCGAGGAGAGGCTTGGCAAGGACGAGCAAGGCGTGGTTTGGCAGGCAAGTCGAGGCCGGGCACGGCGCTTACTGGTCAGTTGAGGCGGGGCAGGCATGGCACGGCGTGGCCAGGAGAGGCGAGGTGCGGTGTGGCATGGAGAGGCAGGCGTGGTTGGGAGAGTCTGGGTAAGGCACGGCATGGCAAGGCAGGCCAGGCATGGCAAGGTTTGGATGGGTCGGGCAAGGCAGGCATTTTTAACAGGAGAATGAAATGAGTTTGGATATTGAAAAGTCAGTGTTGATGGATATCGCCAAGAAGAACGGTGGCATCCTTCAGGTGGACGCAGTGTTGGACGAGGCAAAGGACGAGAGCAGTCCGTTGCACGGCCACTTTGAGTGGGACAACAGCGTTGCCGCGGAGGCGCACCGTCGCTACCAGGCGCGGGTCCTGATCCAGCGGTGCAAGATCACCATTGTGGAGTCAGAGCCGACCACGATTCGTGCGTTTGTTAGCCTTCAGTCAGACAGAGAAGCTGGCGGCGGTTACCGCATGACGACCAAGGTCATGGACGACGCGGCCCTGCGGGAGGAGCTGATGCACGACATCCGTCTCACCATTGCCCGGTGGAACCAGAAGCTCAACCTGCTGGATTCGGTGACGGCGGACCTGATCTACAAGCTCGAGGCGTCCGTGCGGGTGGCAGATGCCCCGATGGAGAAGCGGGCGTGAGGCGCGCCCTAATCTTGGCGCTGTTGCTGGCAGGCACGGCGCACGCAGAGTTCAAGGACGGCAACAGGCTGTACTCTGACCTCACCGGGGATATCTACGACAAGATGCACGGCATGGGGTATATCGTCGGCGTGTATGACATGGGTCGCAACGTGATCCATTGCGGCCCGGCCAACGTTACCGCGGGACAGATCAACGACATGATCAAGAACTATCTTGAGAATGTTCCTTTGGACCGCAGTCTGACCGGGGATACCGTTGTTAACAAGGTGCTCAGGGCTGTCTGGCCGTGCGCCAAGCGTGGAAATTCAATGTAAGGGGTGGCAAGTGGTAACGATTCAATTGATGTTGAAAGAGATTCGGCGCCGTGGCCTCAGCCAAGAGCAGATTGGGCAAAAGGTCGGCGTTTCTCAAGCTGCCATTTCCCGCCTGATGAGCGGGGCAACCCAGTGCAATTACTCTCAGGGCCTGAAGATCAAGCAGTTGTACGAGACGTTCATACCGGCAGAGAAGTGGACAGAGGACAAGGCCAAGGCCAAAATTGAAGATCTGAAGAGGGCTTTGGTTGTGGCGCAGGGCAACTTTGAGGAGTCCCAAGCCCATGCTCAACAGCTGGAGAAGAGGATCAATGCCATGAAGGGGCGGCGGTGCTGGCTGTGCCGGGTAAAGCTTTTCTTTAGGGGGTGATCATGAGCACGGAAGAGGATGACGCATTCGAGGCCATCGAGAAAGCGCAGGGCTGGCGCAAGCGGCAGATAGCAGACAAGGTGGACGTAGATCCATACACGACCAAGGTCAGGAACGATACCATCGAGGAGGTAGCCAAGGCTATCGAGAAGTTCAAGGGCGCATTCGGCCCGTCCACGACGGACAGCTTTGCCATCTACATCAGGGGGATGAAGCGATGAAAGATATTTCTCAGGGCGCCGTGGCAAACGGATTGATGGGCGAGATATTGAAAGTCATCAACAATTACGAAGGCACGCTGTTCGTTCCGACTGCGCTTGGCGTGTTGGAATTGGTCAAGATTCAATTGGTGCTGGAGCACGTACAAAAACAGAAAGGAAATGAGCCTTGAAAGACATTTCTCAATGGACGGTGCGGCCCAAGGGCGAGCCCAAGAAGCCGACCAAGAAAGAGATCAGGGAAAAGGCAGAGGCGGAGTATCGGTACTGGTTGGCAATGCTGCAAGCCCACGAGGTTTTGTGGAATTCCAAGTGGGAGTCGGCCAAGAACCCGTTCATATCTTGGCAGGAGTACAAGCAGGACCGGCCAGCCAGGGCGAAGATCCTCGGCCCGTACCTGAAAGCCAAGGAAGCTTACCTGTCCACGAGAGAGAGGTCATGAGCGTATTGACAGACCGCCTGCGGAATGTACAATGAAGTGCAGATATGTGCACTGACTGACCGATGGTAACGTTACCATTGGTGTGACAAAATGAGTATCAAAGTATTAAACCAAGAGGAGGAAGATATGAGCAAGTTGAACGACACTGTGCGCACCTATCCCCGCACTTTGATGGAGGCATTTCCAAGTCATGAGCCGTATGCGATCGAGCACTACAAGCGCAGGGTTCGGCCGTGGCCATGGCTGCTGGTGGCGGCCTTGGGATGGGGATATCTATGCTGGCATTTAGTGTAGAGACCCCGCCGCACTGCTCGCACAGATGGGAAGAGATGTCGCCCCCACTACCGGGGTGCGTCATCTACCGGTGTACTCGGTGCACAGAAATGAGAATGGTATTAACGGAGAAGTCGAATGACACAGAAAAAAACTGCGATCCTGAAAGAGGCGCACAAGAAGTTTGAAGAGATTCTGGCGGTCAAGGGGTTGGACTTTGCTTGGGATGGCAAGAAGTACAACACCGTGAACATCCAGACCAAGTGGCGCTACTTTGCCCTTGGGTTTCTATCCAACAACAAGGGGAAGTGATGAGTAAGCACACGCCGGGACCGTGGATCTCCGGTGAATACGATGATTCATGTGGCTATGACTGCATGACTGGCGGCATTTCAATTGGCCCGAGGGGCAACGGTCCGGTGCATCTTGATGGCGCAAATTATGGTCAAGAGAGATGCAAAGCAATTAAGCCGGAGGCCCTTGAGCGCATGGAGGCAGACGCGAGACTAATTGCTGCCGCGCCAGATCTGCTGGAGGCATTGAAGGGATTGGTAGACCTTGCTCATGAAGCCGGATTTCCATGTGACAAGGCTGAAGCCGCCATCGCAAAAGCAACAGGAGAAGTAAATGTTTGACGCAACGAAACCATTGAACATATCGGCCATTCGCATTGACGGTGGCACGCAATCAAGGAGCCGCATCCTGCAGGACATGGTGGACGACTATGCTGCGTCCATGGCAGACGGAGCAGAGTTCCCGCCTGTCGTTGTGTTCTTTGATGGCAAAGAGTACTGGCTGGCTGACGGTTTCCACCGTTACCATGCAACGCGCAAGAACAAGCGCGCCAGCATCCTGGCCAACATCCGCAATGGCACTGTGCGTGACGCAATCCTGTATTCGTTCGGGGCCAACGGCATGCACGGCATGCAGATGACCAACGAAGACAAGCGCCGTGTTGTTCTCGAGATGCTGGACGACTTTGAGTGGGGCCAGTGGAGTGATCGTGAGATTGCCCGCGCCTGTCATGTGTCTCACCCGTTTGTTGCCAAGCTGCGTGGTGCTGCGCCCGAGAAGGTGAAGTTCAAAGACAGCAGTGGTGAGGTGCGCGAGCGTGTGCGCGAGCCGAAGAAGGAACCGCAGGTCAATCCCCCCGCACCTGTCCTGAAGGAGACACCCAAGCAGGACGATTCCTATGACAATGAGCAGGCCGAGACGATCAAGTATCTGATTGGTGAGAACGAGAAGCTGACGGACCAGCTCGCAGTCAAAAGCGCGCCAGATCCAAAGCTTGCAGAGGAAACGATTGCAGAGTTGCGTGAAGAGGTTCGCATCTTGCGTATTGAGTTGGCCGCGGTGAAGACGAGCCGCGATCAGTTCCAGTCAGAGAATGCTCAGCTGAAGAAGCAGGTGTCATCCTACCAACGTCAGCTGAAGAAAGCAGCGTAAGCAAAGCCGACGCCGGGCGGCATGTCCCGGCAGTGGAGTTTATATGTCAAGTCTACAACTGAGAGACTATCAGCAGAATACCCTGCAAAAATTGCGTGAAGGGTTCATGCGCGGTAAAAAGGCGCAAGTTCTTGTCAGTCCAACTGGTTCTGGCAAAACTGAAATGGCCATCGCTTTGCTCGAGGCAACAAAGATCAAGGGCAACAAAGCTGCCATGTTGCTTGATCGAATCGTTTTGTGCGATCAGACAAGCCAACGCCTGCAAAGATATGACATCGATCACGGCGTCATGCAGTCAGGGCACTGGCGTTATCGTCCGTACGAGAACATCCAGGTTTGCTCTGCTCAGACACTCGAGAAGCGCGGCTCATTCCCTGATCTGTCCCTGCTCATCATTGATGAATGCCATCAAACGCGCGAACAAACAATTGAGTTCATAAAAAACAATCCTGATATCAAAGTAATTGGGTTAACTGCTACGCCATTTACAAAGGGGCTGGGCAAGGTATATGACAACGTTGTTTCTTGCATTACCACCAAGCAATTGGTAGAGCAAAAGATGTTGGTCCCGTTGCGCGTGTTCATTGCCAAAGAGATCAACATGGACGGCGCAAAGAAGGTGGCCGGCGAGTGGTCGCAGGCAGAGGCCAGTAAGCGCGGCCGGCAGATCACCGGGGACGTAGTCGCTGAGTGGATCAAGATGACGCACGAAGTGTTCGGCCGCCCCCGCAAGACCATTGTGTTCTGTGCTGGCGTTGAACACGGCGCCGACCTGTCGCGCAAGTTCGCAGAGGCGGGCTATAACTTTGTCAGCATCAGCTACCGGGATGATGACGAGTTTAAGAAGGAAGTCATCGAGGATTTCTCAAAGCCCGACACTGAGCTGCACGGACTGATTGCCACGGACATTCTGACCAAAGGGTTTGACGTGCCTGACGTAATGATCGGCGTCAGTGCCCGGCCATTCAGCAAGTCGTTGTCCTCCCATATCCAGCAGATGGGTCGTGTGATGCGCGCCAACATGGCTGATCCACAATCCAAAGAGTTTGCCTTGTGGCTGGACCATAGCGGTAACTATCTGCGGTTCCGAGAAGAGTGGGAAGACGTGTACGAGAACGGCGTGAGCGAGTTGGACGAGGGCAAAGAGAAGCCCAAGAAAGAGCCGACCGAGAAGGAAAAGAAAGAATCCAAGTGCCCGCGGTGTGAGGCGTACATGCCGCGGTTCACCGATACCTGCTCGCACTGCGGTTATGTGCGTGAGAAAAAGAGCATGGTCGAAAGCGTGCCG